AATCAGGTGAGCACCTGCCCCCAGTGTTACAACGTAACGGACTACGAAGTGCTCCTCGACACCATCGTCGAGACCAACATCCTCATCTACTTCGAGACCGTTTACGAGACCCTCTACGACACGATCTACGTCGTGGACACCATCTACGTGCCTGTCGTGGACACCATCTACGTGACCCAGACCGACACCGTCGTGGTGGAAGAAACCATCATTGAGACCGTCATTGATACCTTACTGGTGGAAACATCCATCACCGATACGACGTACCTCCTGCACTTCGACACCCTCGACCACTACCTCATCCAGTGCGAGGAGTTATTTTGCGACATCTACATCCCGACGGCTTTCACTCCCGACGGCGATGGCCTTAACGATACGTGGAAGCCACGCACCGAGGAGGAGTGCTGGGGCACATGGGAGGTGAGGATATACAACGCGTGGGGTCAGCTCGTCTTTTTCTCCTACGACATCTACGAGGCATGGGAAGGGGCGGCCTCGGGCATCTACACGTATTCAATCTATGCACACGGCTTTGAGGCGGTAACCCTCTCGGGCCATATCTTATGTCTAAAATGAACACCGAATCGTTGATAACTCTGGTACCTTCCATCCTCGCCGCGTTGGGTGTATGGGTAAACTTGAACAGCGAGGTCGCCAAACTCAAGGGACGGGTGTACCGTCTCGAGAGTGACCAAGGAGAACTGAAGGCGATGCTCAAGGAGTGCGTCGAAGGTATCCACGAGCTCAAGGTGCTCCTCGCCAAGAAGGGACTCTGATGTACAAATACTTCAAGCTCTCCGAATTCGACAGCCCCGACCGTCCCGGTACGGGTGAGCTCATGGAGCACGAGGTCGTCGAAGCGTTGGATGTGGCCCGCGACATCGCAGGCTTCCCCTTCATCATCACCTCGGGATTCAGAACAGTACAACACAACAAGGCTGTGGGAGGTTCACCCAAGTCGAGCCACCTCTTGGGGTGGGCGGCGGACATCAAGGTCGTCTCCAGCCGCAAGCGGTTTCTTATGATGGAGGCCCTCCTCGACGCTGGCTTCAATCGCTTTGGCATCGGCAAGGACTACATCCACGTCGACATGGATCCGAACAAAGACCCTAACGTCATATGGACCTATTAAGAAAAAGCCGCACGGTGCACACCGTCGATGTCAACCTCCCGAAGCGGGGAGCCTCTGACAACTTCCTCTTCATCTCGGACATCCACTACGACTCCGTCAAGTGCGACCGCTCCCTCCTCCATCGGCATCTCGAAGAAGCGCAGAACCTGGGGGCGGGAGTTTTCATTTTCGGGGACCTCTTCGATTTGATGCAGGGACGCTTCGACCCACGCGGCAACTACTCCGAGCTCCGACCCGAATATGCAAAATGTACATACATCGACGAGGTCATCCAAGACGTGGGCGAAAAGCTCTCAAAGTACGCCGATGTCATCAAGTTCATCTCCAAGGGCAACCACGAGACGAACATCGAGAAGCGTATGATGGTCTCCCCCATCGACAGGGTGGCACAAATCCTGAACGCGGCGGGCGGCCACGTCGAGGTCGGAGGGTATGCGGGGTGGCTTGTGGTGCAACCCCACAGGAACGGTTCTGGACGGCGTAGGTTCAACGTTCACTACCACCACGGATATGGGGGAGGGGCGAAGCGTTCCAAGGGCATCCTCGGGGCTGATATCGACCAGAAGGATTTTCCCGACGCGGACTTCATCCTCCGTGGGCACGACCACCAGAAGTGGCACCTGCCCGTCACCATCGACCGCATCAGTCAGACGTACCGCGTGGAACAGCGCACCGTCCACCACCTACGCCTCGGAAGCTACAAGAAGCTCGGGGACAGGTACGCAGGATGGGCCACCGAGAAGAACTTCGCCACGCCACGGCTGGGGGGATGGTGGGCACGGGTACAAGAACGTCAAGACGAGTACGTATGGGAAGTACGGGAGGCAACCTGAACCCGTGGCTCCGGGCTATATCGGCTCTGGATATAACCCAAGCCTTCAAGACGAAGGGCGACCTACGTCGGTGGAGTGCGAAAAGAACCATCGGGGGAGCGATTGTAGCGGAGGCTCTTTGGCAGATTCATGAATTCGGACTATCTTGGGAGGGCATTGTTTTGGCTGGGGTCGGCGTGACCCCTCTCTGCCTCTCGTTCTTCGAGAAGGAATAGGTGCATTAGTGTTATTTGGTGAAGCCCTCCGAAACGTCGGGGGGCTTTTTCTTTCAAAAAAGTTTCGTTTTTCTTTGGAGAATGAAAAAAGAGTTCTATATTTGGGACATGAATAACACACAAACACACAGCACCATGAGCGAATCACGCAAGCGAATGATTAAGTCGCACCAAGAATTTCTCGCAAAGTTGGAGAGCAAATCCGAGAAGAGTCAAGCGGACCTCATCAACATCGAAATCACGAAAGACGTTCTTGCAGAACTTTATTACATCGCATAATCTAACGGGGGCTTCGGCCCCCTTAACTCCCTCACCAATGGACAACACACTCATGCACGACACAATCATCAAGATATGCCGTTCGTTCCTCAAGCACGAGGAGCAGATGACCAAGGAGGAAGGTCCCATGTGGACTATCGGAGTGGCACGCGGCCACCTGCGCTTCATCGCAGACCTTCTCGAACCAGAAATCCAAGACAATGCTCAAGCCTAACGGAATCTCCCACACGGTCTACCCCGACCAACCCGCCGACGACTTTAACGAGTGGACGGCCAACTTCACCCGCCAAGAAATCGTCCGCGACGTGGATGAATTCAAGCGCAAATTCGACGCGCTGTGGGATGCCTTCAAACGCGACATCCAGCGGAACTCATGAACGAGCACAACGCATACGAACGCCGCTCGCAATGTTGCGACGCTCCCGTCCATTCAGACATTGACATCTGCACACGCTGCAAGGAGTGGTGCGACATCATCGAGGAAGAATGAACCGCTACGAAGTCCAATACCACTACGGCCACGATCGCGACGACTGGAGAGAGATGTCCTTTGTCGCCGTCGATATGCAAGCCGCCCGCGACCTTGCCATCAAGCTGGTGCCGATGGGCTACAACATCACCCGCGTCTACGAGAAAGAACCATTCAATTATAACCCAATGGAACAAACCAAAATCCAAAACCTGACCCCGCAGGGCTCCTTCGAGAGCAACGGGAAAACCTTCTACAAGTTCGACTGCATCCTCGAGAACGGGATGGTGGGAGAGGTCAACGCCCTCACCCAGAACAAGTGGAGCGTCGGCGACGAGGTCGTCGTAAAGGAACACCAACAGACGAAGTGGGGGCCACGCCTGAAGCTCGACCGCCCCGGCTTTACTCCCGGCGGAGCGAGTGGTGGCTCTCGTTCATCCGATCCCGACGCGACCAAGGGCATCATCGCTTCGTGGGCTGTGGGTGTGGCGATGCAGGTGGTCGGAGACCCTACGCAGAACCACTACGAGGAGGCCGTCCTCTTGGCCTCGCGTATCGCCCTTCGCTGTCGTGGTATCATCAAAGACGAGGTGACCCCATGATGGCCCGCGAGATGTGGACCAAGGGACAACCCAAGGTCGCAGGGACGTACTTGTGTGCTTGGGAGCATTCACCGCTCCCGGGCCGCAAGCCCTCCTACCTCTACGAGGTGCACGTCTGGGATGAGGAGTGGAGGACGGTGGCGATGCACCGAGGCAACCCGACGTGGTGGCGGGAATTCATCTCACCACATGAACAAGAACTCGAACTCGAACTCGAATACCAAACGACATGAGCAAAAAAATGCACTGGGACACCAAGTCCACCAAAGCCCTCGTGACCAATGTCATGAGCGGAACCACCGACAACGTTGAACTCGCCAAGATGCTTGGCCTCACCTGCCATCAGGTCTACAACAAGCGCAAGCAAATCGGCCTCACGGAGAACAACAAACCTCTCCACGACCCTGTTAACACGACACGACAGAACCAGCCTTGGACAAGGGAGGAAGATGAAGTGGTGATGATGATGAGCAAGGAGGGAAAGACGGACCGCGAAATCGCGGAATACTGCGGGCGGTCGGTGGTGGCGATTGAGAACCGCAGAAACAAGATGCATCGCGAGGGCTTTACTTCGAACCTCTCGCTGGCCAAACCAGAAGAACGCAAGCTCAAACAAGACGAGCCTGTCCAATCCATCGAAGTACGCGTACCAACCACCGAGGTGTCCCTGCTGTGGGGCCTCGTCAAATACACCAAAGCATGAGGGACTTCATCAAGAAGCACTGGGGCACCAATAAGAAGTGCGCCGAGGAACTGGGGGTGACACCTCACACGGTGACCAACTGGATCAAGCGCAACCCGCGCGGCATCCTCAAGCACGCCGCCGAAATCGTAGCATCCAAGAACACCACCTACCTCCAGCTCAACGGGGAGGTGGAATGGAGGGAGCACGAAATCAAGAACCTCGAACCAATAAGAGAGGGGGAGGTATGATTCAAGACACATTCCACGACGATCCTCGCGGCTTTTGGATTCCACTTCACATCTGGTCGGATAGGCGTTTGACCATCACGGAGCGTGTTATCCTTGCCAAGTTGCCCGAACTCATAATGGGTGGGGGTCGATTTCGTCCTGGCAAGTTTTGGCTGCCGAGGAATTCAAGCTGCGTGCGTGTCTTGCAGGTGTCACAGCCTACGTTCACAGCGGCACTCAAGAAGTTCAACGAGCTGGGACTCATCAAAACCAAGTTCAACGGCACCCTGCGGGAGGTCGTCGGTGGGTCCCTGCTTCAACCAAACGAAACAGACATGTACGATTTCAGAATTGCAGAAATGAAATACGAGGGGGAGAAGAGGTTATTGGCTCAAGCGCGGGCTGGGTCTTTTATGTGGGCATATTTAATTCCGCATGGCACAGACCCTTCAACCATAACTCCTGAAGTTGTCAGGGAGAAGGGTTCGCGCATCGACATTTGAGAAAAGGGGGGAGGATAATCCTCCCTTTTTCCCTTGCTTATCAGTTTACTTTTGATTACCTTCAAGGCATGAAACATCCGAGAACACGACTGACGGAGGTCATGACCATCCGACTGTCACCCGAGGAGCGGAACTTCGTCCGAGAGAAAGGACGCGAGTACCGCAGCGACGCCGAGTTCGTGCGTGAGCTCATTCAATGGTACGAGCAATCCCACGGCTGATGTGCGTCTACATCACTGACGACGTTTGGAATGACACCAGCCTGTCCTTCTTCGAGCGGTGCTTCATCGGCAAGATCACGGCGTTGGCACAAAAGGATGGGGAGTGCTGGGCTGGCGATGAACGCCTCGCGGAATACATGACCGTCACCCCTTCCTACATCCGCAAGGTCATCCGCAAACTGAAGAAGAGCGGACACATCACCGTCAAGGGATACGGACAGTCCCGCAAACTTGTGCCAAATGGAACAAGTTCCAATCGGAACAAGTTCCAAATGGAACAAAACTTGGGACAAATGGAACAAGTAGATGGGACGATTGGAACAAAAGTTGGGACAATTGGACCGCAGACTATAGAGACTACTATAGAGAAGACTAAAGAGACTACTAAAGAGAGTGTGGTGATGCCTTGGGAGAGTGAGAGATTCGAGGATGCTTGGACCCAATGGAAGGAGTACAAGCGTGACGAGTTCCGCTTCCGCTTCAAGTCCACCAAAAGCGAACAAGCGCAGCTTCATAGATTGCAGACGCTTTCGGGCGGCGACGAGACGGTCGCCATCGGAATGATTCACGAGGCCATCGGCCAAACATGGAAAGGATTCTACGAACCAAAAACCAAAAACAATGCAACCAAAAGACCTGGCCCGTCAGACGGCTCACTCATTGCAGAACATCTCCGCCGCCTCGCCGCTCAATCCGGAGAGAGCTTGGCGTGAAGGCACCAACGTCCTGCAAGCATACCGCGAGATGCCCGCCCGCACCGAAGCGGCACTCCTGTTGATGCTCAAAGATTGCCTCACCTACCTTGAATACAACAAGACCATCACGGGCGACCAAGACCTCCTCGATGCGGTCCACCATCTGATGAACGCCTTTCCTGCCATGAAGCTCGAAGAGTGGCGACTCATCACCCACCGCCTCAAGACAGGCCACTACCGTCCCGGCTACGAGCGTTTGAAACTTCCAGAACTTGTAGATATATTTCAGACGTACGAAGGCGAGCGTGCCGAGATGCGGGAGGGCAACTGGAACGAACTCAAGAAGTACGCACCCAGCCGCCTCTCCGATACCGACCTCGACAAGCTATACGCCAAATACCAGAAAGAACGTGAAGCCAAGCAGAAAGAACTCCAAGAGGCAGCCCAAATCAAGCGCGTCAAAACGGACTCGCGCGGGCGGTGGGAGCACATCCCCTACACCCCGCAACGCGATGGTCAAGAAGCTGGACACGGTGTTCAGCCAGTTCATACGCCTCCGAGCGAGCGACCATCGGGGGATGGGTGAGTGCTTTACCTGCGGATCCATGCGCCACTACACCGAGGTCGACGCGGGCCACTTCATGAGCCGCGCCTGCATGAAGACACGGTGGGACGAGAAGAACGTGCAGTTCCAATGCAAGCGGTGCAATGGCTTCCGCTCGGGAGAGCAGTACAAATTCAGTATACGACTGGATGAATTGTACGGCGAAGGCACCGCCGAGGGCCTGCTCATCGCTTCCAAGATGACGGCACGGTGGAGCCGCGAGGAACTCGAGCAGATGTACCACCACTACAAGCGAAAGGTCGATGAGCTCAAAAGCACGAAGGGACTTTGACCGCTGGTTCTCGGAGCACTACGACGGCCTCGTCTTGCAGGCCCGCCGCCTCCACCCCGACCATCGCGACCTCGTGCACCACGCATACCTCAAAACCATCGACACCCTCGAAAGAAATACCAACATCCTCGAGAACATCGCAGGATATTTCAACACGGTCATGTGGACACTCTCAATCGACCAGTTTCGAAAGCTCTACCAAATCCATGAAACACCCGACACCACGCCCGTCTCCGACTACGACCTCACCGCAGCCATAAGAAAAGAGGAGGCCATGATAATGACCAACCACCTCTCGTGGTTTGATAGAACGGTGCTTTCTCTTTACCTTGACGGGTGGAGTATGGCACAGCTCTCACGCGAGTCAGGCATCAACGCCTCCGTCCTCTACGAGTCCATCAGCCAATCGAAAAAGAAACTCCGAGATGTTATTCGTCAGCGCACAAACCAGAAGTGACCGCCTAGCCGTCTGCCGTGACTGCGAGCACTACGTCGAAAAGACGGCCTCCTGTGGACCCTTGGTCAAGGAAGCCCTCACCGACTCCCCTCTCTGCGGCTGCTTTATGCCCGCAAAAACCCGCTTCAAAGTGTCCTCGTGTCCCTTGGGTAAGTGGCAAGCGACAGTCACACCGAAAGACATCGAACGCATCCGCGAGTTTCTCGAGCGTGACAACCGCCTCCGCAAGGCTGAAGAGCTCACCGAGCTCGCCCGCAAATACCTCGGGCCGAACAAGCAGGCCACAAGCTGTGGATCGTGCAACTCGACCCTCATGAAAGAACTCCAAAGATTAGTACACAATGCCGATACCAATTCCTAAAGCGTCCGAAGAGATGGACGACTTCATCCCACGATGCATGGCCGACGAGGTTATGGTCACCGAGTTCCCCAACGAGAAGCAACGCCTCGCCATTTGCGCCGTACAATGGACCAGAAAGAACTACTGAACCACGTCTGGCTTCAGGTGGGAGCCTTGCACGATACAAGCAAGGACAAGACCGTCGCCGTCCACAGGTGCAAGCGTGGGGCCAAACGCTTGGGCGTAGAATGGGCAGAAGTCATCGGGCGGGACAGGCACCGCGAGAAGGTCGAAGCGCGGCAAATCATTTGCAAGTACCTTCGCGACTGCGGGTGGACATACATTTCCATCGGGCGTTTGCTCGACAGGGACCACGCCACCGCGATGTACAGCGAGCGCAACATGAAACACCTACTCGAATACGACAAGGACATCCACGAGAAGTGGCAGCTCTTCCTCAACGCATGACATCACAAGATGTGACCTCAAGGTGTCAACCATAACCGCCTCAAAGTGTCAAACGCATGACCATACGAAAAGTAAAACGCCTCCTCAACGAATCCGACGACTGGCTCGTCTTCACCATGAAGAAGGTGAACGAGGACGAGGCAAGCATGGGAGCATACTACCGCAACCTCGAGTCGTGGGAGATACTCCTGAACCTCGCCGTCAACGACTACCACATACGAGAAACCCTCCGCAATGTTATTGCCACAGCCGACGCTTATCGAGACCAGCAAGCTGAAGACGCATCCGAATAATCCTCGCTATATCCGCAAGGACAAAATGGAGGCTCTCAAGCGTTCCATCGAGGAGGATCCGAAACTCATGACTGCGAAGCCTCTCATGGTCAACACCGACATGGTCGTCTTCGCGGGCAACCAAAGGCTCCGCGCCTGCATTGAGCTCGGGTGGGACAAGGTGCCGTGCATCGTGCTCGACTGGACCGAGGAGGAACAAGAGCGTGCCATGCTCAAAGACAACGGACACCACGGCGAGTGGGATACCGATATGCTGGCAAACGGAAACCACGATCTCGAGCAGCTCCAAGATTGGGGTGTGCCTATCGACTGGGATAAACCCGAATCCGAAGAAGACAAACCAAACGAACCCAAGCCATGCAAGCATTGCGACAAGATGATACCGTGACAGAGGGGGACACTCTCGAACCAAAAAAAGCCAACATGGTAGAAGCCCTGACCAAAGCGTTGGGCATCGTCAAGATAGCCTGCGAATCGTGTGGCATCTCACGCAACACCCACTACCGATGGCTGAAGGAAGACCCCACCTATAAAGAGGCGTGCGACAACCTGCCCGAGGTCGTCCTGGACTTCGCCGAACACCACCTCCACAAGCTCATCTCGCAGGGAAACCCCGCCGCCACCATCTTCCTCCTGAAGACCAAAGGCAAGGGGAGGGGATATATCGAACGCCAAGAGATTGAGGTGGCAGAGAAGAAGCCGCTCTCGTGGTTCACGGATACGACGACCGTCTCATGATTGACCTTCGGCACGTCGACTGCATGGAGTATCTCGCCACCTGCGAGGACAACGCCTTCCAGTTAGCTATCGTTGATCCGCCTTATGGCATTGGGGTGAATATAAACATGGGTAGGAGGAAAGGAGACAAACCAAGCACTTACAAAAAATTTGCTGGAGAGGACAAGGAGATACCAAGCAAAGAATATTTTGAGCACTTGTTTAGAGTGAGTGAACATCAAATTGTCTGGGGGGGCAATTACATGACACAACATTTGCCTCCATCACCGTGCTGGTTATTATGGGACAAGAAGTTCAGTGAGGATGTTTCATTTGCTCAGTATGAACTTGCGTGGAGTTCATTTACGACAAGCGCAAAAAAATTTGAGCAACACCCATCACAGCAAAACCGCATTCACCCCACACAAAAACCCATCAAGCTCTACGAATGGCTGCTCATGAACTACGCAAAGGAGGGAGACCGCATCCTTGATACCCATCTCGGCAGCGGCTCCATTGCCATCGCTTGCCACAACCTCGGATTCGACCTCGTGGGTTGTGAGCTTGATGAGGACTACTACAAGGGAGCCTGCGAGCGTTTGGAACGGCACAAAGCCCAGCTCCGTATGTTTTGAGACAGCCCGCCACATACTACCACGTCACCACCTGCCCAGCCAAGATCCAAGTACACCAAGGAGGCACACGCTCGGGCAAGACCTATTCTATCCTCACGGCTCTCATTGAGTTGTGCCATCGCAACGAGAACTCGGGAGCTGTCATCACCATAGCCCGCAAGACGTTCCCAGCCATCAGAGCCTCGGTCATGAGGGACTTCTTCGAGATACTCGAACGCGAGGACATCTACAACGTCGAGCTCCACAACAAGTCCGAAGCCACATACTACCTCTTCGGCAACCTCGTAGAGTTCATCAGCGTAGACCAGCCCCAGAAGGTCAGGGGACGCAAGCGCGACATCCTCTTCGTGAACGAAGCCAACGAGCTGACTTTGGAAGATTGGAGGCAGCTGATGCTCCGCACCACCGGCAAGGCCATCATCGACTACAACCCCTCCGACGAGTTCCATTGGATATACGACCACATCCTCACACGCGACGACCATGAGTTCTTCAAGACCACCTACCGAGACAACCCCTTCCTCCCCGCGTCCACCATTCAAGAGATTGAACGACTCAAAGAAGCCGACCACGACTACTGGCGCGTCTACGGCTTGGGCGAGCGAGGCGTTTCCCGTGCCACTATTCTCACGCATTGGAAGACAGTACCCCAAGTCCCTGACGGATGGAAGCTCCTCAACCTCGGCCTCGACTTCGGATATACCAACGACCCCACAGCTATAGTCAAGGTCTACACCGACGGCCACGGCTTCTGCCTCGATGAGGTATGCTATGCCACGGGCCTCACCAACGCGGCCATAGCACAGACCCTACGAAGCGAGGAGGTAGGCAAGGCTATGATCGTGGCCGACTCCGCCGAGCCCAAGTCCATCGACGAGATACACGGGCACGGATTCAACATCCACCCCGCAAGGAAGGGGCCGGACTCCGTGCGGGCAGGTATCGACTTCCTCCGCTCGCGCCCCCTCTTCATCACCGAGCGCAGCGTCAACGGAATCAAAGAGCTCCGCAACTACAAGTACAAGGAAGACAAGAACGGTCGCCACCTCAACGAACCTGTGGATGCCTTCAACCACTTCATCGACGCGAGCCGCTACGCTATCACTTGGAACCAGACCAACCCGAACTTCGGGAAATATGCCCTCGGGTAACTTGAGAAATCCACCCCCCATGAGTTATAAGAATATGGAGCTCCGCCTTCCCGCCCACTTTGCCGACCTCACCCTGCGCCATCTCATGGCCTTGGAATCGGAGACCGACCCTGTCAAGCGGGTATCGGCGGTCACAGGCGTTCCCACCACCAAGCTGCGAGAGATGCCCCACAAGCTCGTCACGGAAGCCCACCCGCACCCCCCCCACCTCCCCCCCCCGCCGCCCGCCCCGCACACGGCAAGCCTCCGACCGCGCGGC